CTAAACGAGTTCTAATAGCACCTTTGATTCTTACAAAATCATTTTGAACAAAACCGCTTTCATGAATCTGCTCTGCTACATTAGCCCAAGCTGTAATTGGAATCTTTTCGATTCTATGTTTGATTACGAAATCGTTTGTTTGACCTTTTTTTGACTTGTATGGTTGATCTAAGATTAACAGAAAATTAGTTACAGGTCTATTGGAATCTGTAGTGTGTCTAAGAATAGGTGTTTCATAGATCATTCCTTCGCCAACCCATTCATTTAATAAAGTCTTCATACAATTATCCTTTTATTTGATTAATTAAGTTTTGATTAAGTAATTCTTGGTTTAATCTTTTTTCTACTTCTTTTTGCACTCTCTGTTCAAAAAGATTTTGCTCTTCGATTTTTCTTTGATCTGGAGTTTTATAATTCTTCATGGTTTCTGGCCAAACCATATCAGCAAATTCATGTACAGCTACAGCTACTTGTGAGATTTCCCATTGAGCATCACCACCTTCTCTTAAATCTAGAAATTTAACTAGATTATTAAGATCAATTGTACCCCAATAAGTAGTGTACATCATTTCTGGTAGTAAAGCTCTAGCTTGTTCTCTTGCTATACCTGCATTAATTAGCGCATTATATCTTTCTAAACAATCTTTTGCATGTAATTTTTGCAATTCAGACGCTGAGTATTCATACATACTGTATTCGCCGTGAGTTACTAAAACTGTTGGATTAAAGTTTTCTTTTTGCAAAGATTGTTGTCTATTTTTTGGATCTGGAATTCTGTATGAATTAGGAGTCCAGAACTCAATATTTTCTGATGTATGACGTCTAGACATCTCATTAAACGACCATGTTCTATGACGCATATGTTGTTTAGCTACAAATAATGGTACTTTAAATCTAAAAGTAACAATATTATGTTCTAATGTGCTTGTGTGTTTGTGACTAATTAAATATTTAATTAGTTTTTTATCTTCTTCAGGTAATTCTGAATCAGATTCTGAGAAAGGTTTAAATTTATCATATGTTGCGCGCGCTGCATTTACTACTGTTAAATCAGTACCCATGCTTTGTACTAAATCCACATAACCAATGTTGTCACCTTGATCAGTGTAAATATATTTTCTTAATCCTGAATATTCCATGTTTATCTTTCGTTAAAAAAGAAATTTATCTTTTGTACTGGTAACAGTTTGTTCATGAATTTCTTTTGCCATAAATGTTTTAATTACAGATTTTTCTTCTTTAATTAATCCTTCTGGCAAAAATGGATTAGGTCCTACTTTGCTAATGATTTCTTTTGTTTCATCATCCCAGCAAATTAAACCTTTTACTTTATTGTCTATTCTGTTTGGAAAATTAATGTTTTCCATGCATTCTAAGAAGATCTTATACAAAGGATTTGTAAGAGGATTATTATGCATTTCTAATACAATTTGATAAAGATTAGGATCAATCGTCAGTTTTAATCCAAATCCTTCAAAATTTGTTTTAGGAATCATATTATCAAAGAATCCTTTTACTGGTTTGTAAAATTTCTTTGGATTAGATGCGTTAAAACAGCTAGATCGTATTAACGATTTTTTAAAGTCATTAATATTATTTTGCGCACATATATTATCAAAATTAAAATCTAGAATTGGTTCTAATGAATATATCTCTGGATTAGAATACATTTTCAATCCAACAGAATATGCATCTTCTACTTCTTCTGTAATAATATTTTGATACATAGATCTATATGTTGCCCAAGTTGTTCTTGTTAAGTTTATTTGAGCTTTATACATTTTAGTACTCGTTCCTTTAAATCAATAAAGGTGTTATACACAGTGTTTTTAATGTTTTCAATAAAAAGTCTTACTTTAGCTTGTCTGTAATATCTTTTAAGTGTTTTAGCTTTTGATAAAATTATTGTTGAGTAAATTTTATAAGTACAGCTAGGTCCACTTGCATAACAGGGTAAAGCTTTTTTGTAATCATTATCATTATCTTCAAGATTCTTTTTTAGTATCTTGGAGATTACTTGAATATTTATTTTTCCTTCTAAAAGTTTATTACACTTTTTTCTAGATTCATTTTCAGGATTATACCGATATACTACCTGACCAAGACCACAAGCCCCTTCTTTATTAGTAATTGTTTCTGTCCATCTAGATTCATTATAAATAATAGATGCAATTACAAAAGGGTCTATATTGTTTTGGTTTGAAGATTCTATAACTTGTTGAGAGAAGTAACACGCAGTCTCTATCTGATGGTCATAAAGTTTTATATTAGGATCTTCAGATGTGACTAAATGCCACATCAAACATAAAGTTTTTGAATCAATCATCATCGTCCTTCTTTTCGAAAGCCATCTTCACTAATAATAAAAATAATTTTCTTCTTATTACTTCTGAATAAAAAGTAAATTTATAGATACCATGAGGTGCGACTATAAGGCATAAGGGAAATAGAAAGATAAAGTTTATTATTAAAAATTTTCTTTCCAGTATTAGATGTGGCAAGTGATAGGTGTTTTTTATTAAATTCTGTATTTTATAAATTTCAAAATTTAAAGCAAAATCCAATGCAATTGCCATAGCTAACCATAAGGCTATAAATAAGTCTATCATAAAATTCCTTTATAATACAAATAGATAGGTGCTGCATTCTTTGGCACACTTGCAGCAAGTGCAGGAAAACCCAGGTCTCGATGGGTAGCCAATTTCAGAAGTACGATTTGAACGTACACCAACTCATACGAGTTATTCTACCAGTTAAAATATTCTGAATTAATGGGCCCGCTGGGGATTGAACCCAGGACCTGCGGTTTATGAGACCGCTGCTCTAACCGTCTGAGCTACAGGCCCTTAATATCAACAGGAGGACTCGAACCACCATAATCTTTATATATTAATTAAAGTGCGCACTTTAATATATAAACAATGTTTTGCCTTTTAAACTATGTTGATTACAATGAGAATATTGATTTTATAAGTTATGTCAAATTTTCTTTATTTAGACATTCTTTAACAGCGTTAGTTGCAAGTTCATCTGCTATCTCATTACCTTCAATACCAGAATGTCCTTTGACCCAACACCATTCTATATTGTGTTTTTTTACGACGTCATCAAGTCTTAACCATAAGTCTTTATTTAATACGTCTTTTTTATTTGCGGTTTTCCAATTGTTTATTTTCCATTTATTAATCCAATTAGAAATACCTTCTTTTACATAAACAGAATCAGTATAAAGGGTAATATTGCACGATTGATTTAGTTTCTCAAGCGCGGCTATAACACCCATTAATTCCATTCTGTTATTAGTAGTATTTACTTCATATCCAGATATTTTTAATTCATCTGAATCTGTTTTTAGATATGCACCATAACCACCAATATATTGTTTATTACATGCACCATCTGTATAGATTACAACATCAGTTGTATGTGTAGTAGTTTTTGTTTGCATAATCAGTAATTGCTTTTCTGAATGTTAATGAAATGCGCTCCCCAACATCTTCTTTTGTTTTAAGTACTGCATGTTCATAATCTTCTTGGCAATTATTTTTCATAACTATCATGTCCCCATGAGACATTAGTATTTTTTCTATTTCTTTAGTTTGTTTATTTCTTAATTGAAAATGTCTTGAATTTCCAAATGAAACGCCGGCAATAGTAGTATTTTTTCCTAAAAATCGCTCGTCATCTGAATGCCAAGTAATAGAATCATTTCCATCTCTATAATATCCATAAAGAATGAAATTAAATTCTGTTTGAGTTTGTATCTCTACATTTTCTTTTAATTTTAATATCCATTCTGGATGAGGAGTACCTTGATTATTATAATAATTACCAGTTACATAAGTTAATCTTGGAGTAACAACATTGTTACGGTCTTTTTTAGAGTAAATAACTTGTCGCCAAGGTATTTGCGATTTGAGTAGATGAAAAAAGCTATCAGCATAATCTTTTGGTACAAAGCTTTCGTAAATATCTCTATGACTAGTCAATTAAGTATATTTCTTTTTGTTGAGTTACTAATTTTAGTAAGGAGTAAATGTTTACATCTTCAATAATATCATCGAAGACATAGGTATCTTTTTGTCTTTGACTTTTAATTACAACTGATTCTTTAAATACAATTGATGGGTCAAATAAATAGCTTGTGATAATGTTTGTAGAATTATCAGCAATAATAATAGAAGGGTCTGTACTGTTAGGTTGGAATTGAACAATAATATTATTTGTTAAATCAAAGGTTGTTGAATTTAACTTTTCGTAACCTAATTCAGTGAAGTGATCATCAAAAATTAATTGTAACATTTTTAATTCATTTAAAGATTTCCAATAATTTCTTAAATCACTCATCAGTTTCTCCTTTTTTAGGCCATTTATCTAATGGACAAGTAGTAATAGTTAAGAATGCTTTAGCTATAAGAAAGCAGCCACATTCTTCACATTGATGGTAAGTTTCGTTATACTTAGGACACTCTAAGCATATCTTTATTCTTTTTTTGTATAATTCTTTTGAAACAGGAATCAGATCTAACATGACAAAGAAAATCCAACAAAATCGTTAATATTTCTTTGTGTACTTAAACTTTTTAAATCAGATTCTTTTAAAGTAAAAAACTCATTTATACTTTCTAAATAAACTTTAAGTTCTCTCTTTGCAGTTCTTCTTTTAGAGTAAGAATGAATTTTACTTTTAGTCTTTTTTACAATAAGTGCATTTAGATTTTCATCAAAATGTAATTTGTATCTCATTTTTTTAACTCCTTTATAGTGTAAAGTAATTGGTCATCTTTATATAAATAATAGATTTCATAGGATCTGAGATCTTTTAATCTTACAATAAAGGTATTACTTGAAGATGTTTTTTGATCCCAATAGATTTCTTCAAGTATATTCTCTCTCATATCTTTCAAATATGTTGCTAGATCAGATGTTTTAAAGTAATCAATTTGAGTCATTGTATCTCCTAAAGTGTTAGTTTTTGAGTGTTTTTTAATGTGATTATTTACATAAATTTCAGTGTAAATATTTACATTATTTTTGAAGTAATTTTTGACATTATTCTTCTAGTGTTAAGTCAATAATGATTGACGTCAAACCAGAAACTGCAAATGGTAAAAATAAATACATCATATTATATTGATAATTAAAGATGTATTGTGGAATTCCAGTAAGTAAAGTAGCTAATGCTAACCACCATGATGTACATACTGGACATTTAGTAAGTTCATATAAAAAGTATAGCGGCGTGCTATCTTTGTTGTTATAGAAATACTGTCTGATGGGCAAACTAATCTTTCCATAACAGATAATCCACGCCATGCCATACATACTTAGAAAGTAAACTAATGCATGAATTGCCATTATTGGATTCCGCCTTTAAATTTCTTCTTAATTTTATCTGCCAATAATTCATCATCTGAATCTTCTTCATCAAAATCAAATTCACTAATGTGTTGCTGAATAAATCTTTTGAATGCAGATGCTAATTCTTTATTTAAACATTCTTCTTTAATCTTTTGTAAGTAAGTTAAATAAATATCGCTTACATGAGAATAAATTTTAGTTCTGCTTTGTTTGTATAAATCAACAAACCAGTCTTTATCTTCTTCTTTTAGAAAAATAATTTTATCTCTAAGAGCAAAGATAAGAGCAATTGATTCATATTGATGTGGATCAATCGTTTCTGAGTATGCTTCATCAAAAGCGTTTTGAATTTCAAATGGATTTAAATCTTCTTTTTCCAAGATGTCTTTATTTTGTTCCATAAACTTTTTTAAGAATTCTTCTTTGAATTGAATACTATCAATAATCTTGTCACTATATTTTTCAAATTCAGCGCGAATTAATTCTTTATGATTTAAGACATTACTTGCTAATGATTTTAATTTATTTATCATTTCTTTTTTTCTTTTCTTTAAGGTTTTCTGTTTGGGCTAGAATTGAATATCCACAAATATCCATCCATGGATCTTCACCATAAGGATCATTATTTTGTGCAATTCTAGATATCTTGTCTAAGACTCTAACAATCACATGTACATCTTTATAGGAATCAATAGGGATTCCTTTAGGATATAATTGCTTAAGAATATCAGTAGTCTTTTCAAATGCGCTACCATAAGCAGCATTTTTTTGTTGTAGAACTGTTGCAATTTCCATTGCTAGTCTTTCATAAGTTGCCATTTCAGGAAATGGAATTTTGTTTTCACTCATTTCTCAAAGCATAACTTTCTTTTAAGTCTAATAGTATTTGAAAAAGCCAATCATTATCATAATTAGGCCAATTATTTTTAAGAGATTCTAAAAAACTTTTGTCT